AAAGAAACATCTTATTAGAGGTGCAAAAGGTAATGATCCACCTCCTTCTCCTCCGCAACCGACCAGAGAACCTGATACTTTACACAGTAGACAGTTTGCTACTTTCCTTGATCTTGTTTCAGAAGGAGAGATAGAAGGCTTTGCAACTGCTTCAAAAGAAGGAAGAACAAAAGGTACGACTGCTTATAATAATGCTGCTTTAAAAGATGTCTTTCTTAATGACACTCCAGTATTAAGATCAACAGCAGATTCTACAAATCCTCAAACAACTGATTTTAACTTTCAAGATGTAAAGTTTAATCCTCGTTTTGGTACTGGTAGTCAGACAAAGATAGCTGGAATTGAAAGCAGCGTATCAACAACAGGTGTTGGAGTAGAAGTTACAAATAGCACTCCTGTCACTCGTCAGATAACAAATACTAATGTAGATGCTGTAAGAGTATCTATAACTTTTCCTCAACTTCAAAAAGCTACTGATGCTGGAGATTTATTAGGTTCAGAAGTTACATTAAAAATTTCTGTTCAATATAATTCTGGTGGTTTTACTGATGTTATAACTAACACCATTAGAGGTAGAACGGCAGATACTTATCAAAAAGATTACCGTGTAAATATTACTGGTGCGTTTCCTGTAGATATAAGAGTTAGCAGAGTTACAGCAGATAGCACAGATACTAATTTAAGAGATACTTTTCAATGGTCAAGTTTAGGAGAAATTATTGATGATGCTTCTACTTATTTAAATAGTGCATATAGTTCCATAAGACTAGATTCGATGCAATTTAGTTCTATTCCTGCTCGTAAATTTAGAATTAGAGGAATAAAAGTAAGAATCCCAGGAGCAGGTGCATCCAGTTCTGGTACTCCTAGTGTAGACAGTACAACTGGTCGTATTGTTTATCCCGATGGCTATATATTCAATGGAGTTATGGGTGCTGCGGTATGGACTTCATGCCCTGCAATGATATTGCTTGATGTTCTTACAAACAGTAGATATGGATTTGGAGCACATATAACTGATAGTTCTCTTGATCTCTTTAGTTTTGTAGCAGCCAGTAAGTTTGCTAATACTCTTGTTGATGATGGTGCTGGAGGACAGGAAGCTAGATTTAGTTGTAATGTAAATATTCAGAGTCCAAAAGAGGCATTTGATTTAATAAATGATTTATCAGGTGTAATGAGATGTATGCCTATATGGTCTGCTGGTTCAATAACAATTACACAGGATAAACCTACAGATCCTAGTTATTTATTCAATTTATCTAATGTAACTTCAGAAGGTTTTTCATATTCTGGAAGCAGTTTAAAAACTAGACATAGTGTTGTATCTGTTTCTTATTACAACATGGATAGTCAACAAGTAGATTTTGAGGTTGTAGAAGATGCCACTTTGAAATCTAAGATAGGAACTGTTGTTAAGCAAGTAAAAGCATTTGCGTGTACTTCTCGTAATCAAGCTCGAAGGTTGGGAAGGGCACTTATCTTTGCTGAAAATAATGAGTCTGAAGTGGTCGCTTTTGCAACTTCAATAGAGTCTGGTGCTGTAGTAAGACCTGGAACTGTTATTGAGATACAAGATCCAGTAAGAGCAGGGGTCAGAAGAGGTGGAAGGTTAAAAAGTGTTTCTTCTACAACTGTTGTTACTGTTGATGATACTGCTGCAACTGATCTTTCTACAACTGGAAGTCCAACTTTAAGCCTAATATTACCCGATGGTACGTTCCAAAGTAAGTCAGTCTCATCTATCTCAGGTGGAACAATTACTGTTTCTGAGGCATTTTCGCAAACACCAAATGTAAATACTGTTTGGCTACTGCAAACTACATCAGTGCAAGCTCAGTTATTCAGAGTAATAACAGTAGAAGAACAAGATGGTATTAATTATTCAATTACAGCTTTATCTTATGTTGAAGGTAAGTATGCGTTTATTGAAGATGGAACGGCATTACCTACGCGTACTATTTCCAGCTTAAGTAACTTAAAAGATCCTCCTGGCGGTGTTGCTGCTACAGAACAAATATTTCCTTTAAACAATCAGGCTGTATCAAAGATTGTTATTAGTTGGCAACCTATTGTCGGTGTAACGCAGTATCAAGTTAACTACAGATTTGATAATGACAACTTTATAAGTGAAAAGGTATCAAGACCTGATTTTGAGATAATGAACAGTAGAAAAGGTACTTATGATATTCAAGTTTTTTCATATAACGTCTTAGATCAATTATCAGCTAGTTCAAGTAATATTACTTTTGAAGCTGTTGGTAAAACGGATTTACCCGAAGATCCGACAGGATTAACAATAGAACCTGTTTCAGACCTTTTTGTACGACTACGTTTTAACCCTGCAACAGATATTGACGTCACACATGGCGGTTCTATTTCTGTAAGGCATACTCCATCTGTTGACCCTGCTGTTGCAACCTTTAGTAATTCAACAGAAATAATTCCTAAACTTTCAGGAAATATAAGTGAAACTTTAGTGCCAGCACTTACTGGAACTTACAGCATAAAATTTATTGACGATGGTGGAAGAAGGTCATTAAATGCAGCAAGAATACTTGTAACAGCACCAGATCCACAACCTAATCAAGTAATACTTACAGAAAGAGAAGATACAGATTCACCGCCATTTCAAGGTAATAAAACAAATACATTTTATGATGCCGATTTTGATGGATTGTTATTAGATGGAACAACATTATGGGATTCAATAACAGACAATATTGATGATTTAGCTAATATTGACTTTGCCGGCCCAATAAATTCAAGCGGATCGTATGAATTTCAAAATGAAGTTGAAATGGGTGGGATTTTTAATCTTACTTTAAAAAGAAGGTTTGTTACTGCTGGTCTTTTACCTAATAATCTTATCGATTCAAGAACTGCAAATTTAGACACTTGGACAGAATTTGACGGTACCCTTGCAGAAGATGTCGGGGCAAAAATACTTGTAGCGACAACACAATTAGCTACTTCAACTTCAACAGCCGCAACTTATGAACAAAGCGGAACAACTATTACAATCACAAAATCTTCACATGGATATTCTGCTGGTGATCAAGTTGTTATCGACTTTACTGCTGGAAGTGCAACAGATGGTAATTATGAAATTCAGACAGTTCCAAATGCAAACTCTTTTACAGTAACAGCAAGTTCTAGTGCAACTATATCAAGCGGAACTGCTTGTAATATTGGTCCTAATTTTACGCAATTTAATACTTTTGCAAATGGAGAATATACAGGAAGAGGATTTAAATTTAAAGTAGAACTTACATCAAGTGACCCTGCCCAAAATATTAATGTATCTGAACTTGGATATGAAGCAAGTTTAAAAAGAAGAACAGAAACAGTAAACACAGCTATTGCAAGTGCTTGTGCTACAAATAGTTCTGCAAAAACAGTAACTTTTGAAAATCCATTTTTTACAGGTACAGGATCTTTAGGTGGAAGCAACGCATTTTTACCAACATTAGGAATAACTATTGAAGGTGCGGTTTCTGGTGATTATTTTAAAATTACATCCATTACTGGAACGCAATTTGTAATCGAAACAAGAGATGGAAGTAATAACTTTAAAGATTTAAGTTTTAAATATACTGCAATCGGATTTGGTAAAGGTAGTTAAATATGTTTATATTTAAGTTATCAACTAATATATACTTAAATAAAAAGGACTAAGTAATGGCAACACATGATTATGTTATAGCCAACCAATCAGGGGCGGCATTTCGTACAGACCTTAATAATGCTTTAGCTGCGATTGTAAGTAACAACTCAAATTCATCTGAACCCGCAACCATGTATGCCTACCAATGGTGGGCTGATACCAATACAGGAACATTAAAAATAAGAAACTCAACTAATAACGGATGGGTAGAACTTTTACAACTTGACGGTACGTTAACTCTTGAAGATGGCTCTGCAAGTACACCAGGACTAGCTTTTAGAGATGATTTAAATACAGGTATTTTTAGTTCTGCTGCTGATACTTTTAACGTGGCAACTGCTGGTGTTGAACGTATGCGTATAAATTCGTCTGGAAACTTGCTTGTAGGAACCACTAGTCCAGTAATTAATGACAGTGGAGTTAATGAAATAGTATTAGCTGGCAAAAGCGAAGGTGCTGGTATTCACTTGGCTGATGATAACAATAATGTTCAGGCTGGAATGTTTACGTCTGATGGTGGTGGTGGAACTTTCTTTATCAGAACGATAACAAATAATCCTATGGCTTTCAGAACTAATAATACAGAACGTCTCCGTATAGATACGTCTGGAAACCTTAATTTTTCTATGGAAGCTGCTAGTGGCTATCCAACTCAACAAATAAAATGGTCAAACGATAGTACTACAACAAATGGTTTTTATATTGCCCAACACTCTGATAGAAATGGCAGAATGTGGCACGAGCAAGGCTTAGGTTTAGTTTTTGGAACGAGTAATACTGAACGTATGCGTATAGATTCGTCTGGGAATGTTTCTATAGGTTCAACAAGTAATGTTGCACCTTTGAATGTAAGGGGAATGACAGATGGTAATTTGCACGTTCGACCTATAACTTCAATCCATAGTGGAACAGGTGTAGGACTTGACGTTTTAAATGATGCTAATAGTGCTGTTAAAGATTTAGCAATTCGAGCAGCAACCACAGTATTTAGAAATGCAAGTGCCGAAAGTATGCGTATAGATTCGGCTGGACAGGTTTTAGTTGGTACAACAAGTTCTAATAGTGTTAGTGCAGCATTAGTTTCTGCTGTTGGTAGTGTTCCAGGTTATTATGCTAACCCTGCTGGTCTGTCAGTTACTACTGGAAACAATGCTAACGCACATTGTGTTGAATTTTTTCAAGGAAGATTTGATAAAAGAGTATTAACGCTCTCAAGTAATTACGATCAAAGTGTAACTTTTCAAGTTTTTGAACAGGCTGATGTTAATGTTGGAATTATTACAGGAAATGGAAGCACAACTAATTTCAACACAAATCCTTCAGATAGGTCACTTAAGAAAAATTTTGAAAGTTGGGATGAAAATGTTTTAAGTTTGTTTAAAAATATTAATCCTCAAAAATTTAATTATTTACAAGAAAATGATGGAGATAAGAAATCAAAAGGTTTTATTGCTCAAGAAATGTTAGATAGTTTTCCAGAAGCATATCCGTTGGTAGAACATGAAAATGACAAATATTATTTTAACCCATCTGGAATGGTTGTTTATCTAATGAAGGCAATACAAGAACTAGAAGCAAAAGTTGCAGCATTAGAAGCAGCTTAGTAAAATTAGTTAAATACAAAAAAATTATGTCAAAATTATCTAAAAGATGCGAAGAGCGTAAAGCAGAAGCACAAGCTCTTGCTGATAAGTTCAATACTGTAAAAGCAGAAATTGAAAAACTACAGCAAGAAAATGCTCAAACATATCAACAATTCCAAGCTAAAAATTCTCAGTATACAGAGTTAACTGAATTGTTAAGAGAAGAAGAAGGTGTAAAAGTATCAACAGGAAAAGAAACTTCTAGCGAAGTTGTAGAATAAAGTTAAACTATTATTAAAAGTTATTTTTATCATGGCTGTTACTTGGGATGTTGTTTCTTTAGATGCAACAAAAACTGTTGGTTCTTTAGCTGACGTTATAACAACTGTTCACTGGACTGCTAGTGACTCTGAAAATGTAGGTAGTGGAGATTCTGCTGTTGTACATACAGGATCTTCTTATGGCTCTGTAGGTCTCGCTGCTGCTGATAGTAGTTCTTTTACTGCTTATGCTTCTGTAACTAAAGATAATGCTGTTGCTTGGGCTAAAGCTGCAATCGGTACTGATGAAGTTACTGCAATCGAAACAGCTATCGCTGCACAGATAACAGAATCTAAAACTCCTACTGTGACTGCTGGTGTACCTTGGTAATATATAAATAATACTATTAGTATCTAATGGCTGTTATACCTGCAAAAAAAGATTTTACTGTACAACGCAGGGCAGATTTTCCTTTGCGTCTTACATTTAAAGATTCTACAGGTTCTGCAATAAACCTAACTGGCTATACTGTAGCATCACAAGTATATGACGAAGGTAGGTCTACTCTTTATGGATCATTTACAGTTACCTATACAAATAGAACTGGTGGGATTGTTGATATAAATTTAACAGATACAGTAACCGCAACTTTTACACCAAATGTTTTAAAGTATGATGTGTTATTAACAGATGGATCGGGGAGCAAAGAATATTATTTACAAGGTACAATATTTGTAAGTGAAGGTTACACAACATGAGCAATCC